CGCAGAAAGAACATATGGTGAAGGTACTTATGACCATGGTCTAGTAAAAGCAACACGCGATATATCAGCTATTGTTATACCTAGTATGGCTGGTGGAGCTGCCCTGAGCTGGGGTGGTAAAGCTGTTGCTGGAGCATCCAAGATCAACGCTCTACAACGCATGGAGCGTCTAGGAACGATTGCTGCACACATCGGTGCTGATGTTGCTGTTACTGGTATCAGCTCCCAGTCAGTCGAGGAGGATAACGCTGCAGGTGCTCTGGAGGATTGGCTTGGAGTCAATATCCCCTGGGCTACCCGTGATGGTGATAGTCCTGATGTCAGACGCGCTAAGCACATCATGGAAGCTGCAGGACTGAACGTGGGCGTAGAGCTCCTACAAGGCCTGTTTGCACTCCGTAAAGGGGTAAGAGTCGTACCGACCTCTGAAGAGGCCTTAGAGGCGCTTGGAGACGCCCCTGAGGTGGTTCCTGTAGCAGCCAGTAATGTCGAGGAAGTTAGAGCTGCTGCTAAGGCAACTGAGAAGATTGATCCAAGAGTGGTCAAGATGCAGGCTGAGCTTGACATCTACAATGAAACACTACTGAAGCACGCTAAGCAAGATGAGCTGAAGGTAGCTGGTGAAGCTTTTGATGTAGGAGACATGATTGATGACAAATCATGGAGGCTATACTATGATCGAAAGATCGCTCTTGAGGAGCGAATTGCGAAGCTCTCTAATGATCCAGTTGTCAACGCAATGGATGAGGCTACTGAAGCAACTAAGAGGGAAACCTTGGAGGAAGCTGGCCGCGTACTATCACGTGATCCTGATGGTGCAGAAGGCTATAATGCCTTTGTGAATAAGCCAGCAGAACCACAAGCTAAGGCAGTTATCAATACAGACTACAATCCAGATCTAGCACCTTTGGATCATGCTCTGATTCAAGGCAACACGGGAACATCCTTTGGCCGTGCCCGTGCTGTTGTAACAAAAGGCATGAGTGACTTCATGCAAGCTAGGCCTGGGACTGCACGACACTCTGATCTTAATGGACTATTCCGTGAAGATGTAGTCACCAACACTCAAGCTATTGTAAACGGTAAGCGTATCTCTGGATCTGAGATGAAGCAAGCTGTTGATAGGCTAGTTGAATCTGCATTCAACATGGGTGAAGGTGCTATGGATGACTTCGTGAAGACTGTGGATAACATGAGGACAACCACCTATCAGGGAATGAAAGTCCTTGGTGAGGAAGAGTTTGTCGTTGCATCTCAGGCATTCAGGAAGATGTTTGAACAAGTGATAGATCCTGCCACTATGCGTGGGTCTGCACTTTATACCCAACAGATGGCTGATGACATTGCTGATACTGCTAGGGCTGCTAACATTATCGGTGAGGTTGCTGATACGTCCCGTCAACAAGAGATCGTCTTAGAGCGTCTTGAGGTGTTGGCTAGTGAGATCAGGATCAATCAATATGTAAGTGGTCGTACCCTACAATATAAAAAGCTTGCTAAGTCCAACGCTAAGCCTGAAGTCATTGCTGAGTGGATGGATCAAGAAGCAGCTGGTATGGGTGCTAAGGTAGACATGGCTAGAGCTAAAGCCAAAGAAACCGTAGCCACACTGAAGCAGATCAGTAAGGAGAACCCTGAACTACTGAAGCCATTCATGCAGGCATACGACTTGACTAATGGTGATGTCGATACGCTAGGTAAGATGTTCCGCTGGGCTGAAGAGCATGTTGGAACATTCCATAAGATGATTGGTGATCGGAATCCAGAAGTTCCCAGTGAACTGCTAGCACAGCTAAACTCCTTACGTTACAATAACGTTCTATCTGGACTGGCTACAATTCGTGCTGCTGCTGGTAACGCTACCAACCTGATGATGAAGCCTGTCAATGCTTTTGCTGGTTCTCTTGCCCGTGGTAAGATGGATCAACTGAAGCGTAACATGGCAATCTATGGATCAGTTAGTGAGACATGGAGCCGTGGTATGAAGGTATTGAAGGATGAATGGAAGTATGCTTTGGATGACTACGATGGCGCAATGATGCGTGGTCGTGCTGATCTACAGATTGCTAAGAGCAATGAGATCGAATACATGGAATCCATTGCAGATGCATGGAGAGACGAAGGTAAGTTAGGTCTAGTTGCTAAGTGGAATATGACCAAGATGCTGAAGTGGTGGAACGGTAAAGCCGTGAACCGCTATGGCACTACTGCTATGTATTCATTGGATGGCTTTGTTAAGTCAGCTATGGCTACAATGACTGCTAGGGCATCAGTTTATGATGACCTGATGAAGTCAGGCCGTGGTCAATTCGATAACTTTGCAGCTGAGTTCTCCAAAAAAGAGCGTGCATTATATGACCAGATGTTTGATAGCAGTGGTTTATTAACAGACAAAGCTGCTAAATCTGCATCAGCTGAGGTCAGCCTTAATGGTGACAACTACTGGGTCAACGGACTAGAAAACTTGATGCAGCAGATGCCAGCATTGAGAACAGTTTTCATGTTCCCACGTACTGGTTTGAATGCACTTGAGCTGGCTTGGTCCTATAATCCGATGTCATCTCTTGGTGCTGCTATTGGTAAGCAACGTCAAATCTTCAAAGCTGCTACAAAGGACCAGAAGATTGCTGCTCTCCTTGCCCATGGCATTGAAGAGTATTCTGATGAAGCCTTTGAATCAATCAAGTCTGAATACATTGGCAGACAGATCATGGGAACTTCTGTGGTATTCGGTGTAGGTATGATGGCTGCTGATGGCCGACTGACTGGTAACGGACCGCAGGATGGAGCACAGAAACGTAGGATGATTGAAGCTGGATGGCAGCCTAAATCATTCAAGATTGGTGACCAGTGGATCAGCTATGAGGGATTAGAACCCTTTGATATGATCATGTCACTAACTGCTGATGCTGTATATCAAGCTAATCGTGTAGATCAGAAGGTATCAGAAGACTGGATGCGTAAGATTGCTTTCGCTGTCTCTGCAAACATCACTGGTAAGACCTTCCTTAGTGGACTACAACCTTTAACTGACATCATCTCTGGACAGAATGAAGCTGCTGTAGCTAGGTTTACAGCTAACTTTGCTGATTCTATGCTACCTATGAGTGGTGCTAGGCACGTATTTGCACGTGCTGTGAAGCCCCAACTGCAGGATGTAGAGAATGATTTCATGGCATATCTACAGAACTACAACCGTTACATCCCTGCTGCTGATAATGCACTAGAGGATTACATGGATGTCTATACAGGTGAACCTGTGAACGATATGTCTCCTATGGAGGCTGGCTATAATGCCCTGATGCCGTTCTTCAAGACACGTGGTGGTGGTGAACCATGGCGTGAATGGCTACTGAATACAGGCTGGGCAGGCCTACAGAAGCCACGTACTAACCCAACTACTGGTGAATCTTTGACAGCAGAAGAGCGTCAGTGGGTGAACAACTATGTTGCTGAGAATGGTGGACTAGCCCGTCAGATTGATGACATGCGTAAGAGACCTGATGGCTTCTGGGATAAAAAGATGAAGACATATAAGGATGAATTACGTCCACTAGGTAGCAATGCACCTATCAAAGAGTGGGTTGTTCACCAAGAACTGGACAGGATTCATGATTCAGCTTTCAAAGAAGCTTGGTCTGCATGGGAATCTAAGAATGCTATTCAAGCTGACATCGGTATATTCAAGCAAGCTACTAAGCGTGCTATGAATGTAGGCGATGAAATGAGAGCGAAAGAAACTATTGACGCCACCGAAACCTTACAAAACTTCTACAAGAGATAACTAAATGGCTGTTACTTCCAATACATACACAGGGGATGGCATTGTCGATACTTTCGCATTTTCCTTCCCCTACATTGATGAAACCGATGTAGCAGTAACGATTGATGGGGTGACACAAACCACCCCTACAAACTACTCTTTCGCTACTGCTTCTAGCATCCTATTCGTATCACCTCCTGGTGCAGGCACTGAAGTCAAGATCTTCCGAAATACTGATATTGACACAAAGAAAGCAACCTTTGCTACTGGTGCTGCACTAAGAGCTAGTGACTTAAACCTAAACTTTGACCAAGTTCTATATGTTGGGCAGGAACTAGAGAACGACTTGATTGATGCCTTTCTCCCTGATGATGCTGTCCAAACATCTATGATTGTTGATGGTGCGGTCACTTCAGCTAAGATTGCTGATGGCACCATTGTTGATGCTGATGTCAATGCGTCTGCTGCTATCCAGACAAGCAAGTTAGC